CTTGATGACAACCTTGCAAAGCAGCTTGACGACGCCGCAGCGTCGCTTGAGCGCAACACGGCTGAGGGCGCAAACCGCATTGAGATGATTCCGCCGCGCGCGCTCGATGAGGTCAAGAAAGCCTTCGATGATCAGATCGAGGCCGCAGGGCAGCGTTCCTACACCGGCAAGATTCTGCGCGGCGCAAAGAACAAGCTCGCTGAGCGCGTCAGTTCCGCAACGGACGGCCTCTATGGTCAGGCGCTCGGCGTGTTCTCCGGCGGCAAACGCCTGCGGGAGTCGATCGATACCGGATACTCCGCCTTCAACATGAAGCCCTGGCAGCTTGAGCAGGCGCTTGAGGGTACTGGCGGACCCGGCGGGATGCTGACGCAGGAGGAGTTCGAGGGCTTCGCCTTCGGCTTCGCGCGCGCCCTTCAGGACAAGATTGACGCCAATGACATTTCCGCCGTTCGCGGATTCCTGCGCAATAAGGCGATGCAGGCGAAGCTCAAGGAAATGATGGGGTCCGGCTATGCCGGGTTCATGAGCCGGATGCAACGCATTGTGAACCGGCAGGACTTCGACAACTTCGTCACCAAGGGCTCACCGACCGCGCGCATTCAGGCGGACATTGATGACGCGACGGATGAGGACGTTGTCACCCGCGTCTTTGAGAACCTCGGCGCGCAATCCGGCGGCGGCGGAGCGCCTTCAATCCGGGGAGCGATTGCCTCAGCCACGATCAAACCGATCGCGCGCGGCGCGGCGGACTTCTGGCGCAAGCTGCGCTATCGCGGCATTGGCGACCCGGAAATAAACGAGCGCCTCGGCAAGCGCATGTTCACGCCTATGACTGACACACAGATGCGGCAGTTGCGGCGGGACCTTACCAACGCGCCGCAGCCTCGGCTTACTGAGCTTCCTGACCGGCTGGGGCTTGCGTCCGGGGTTGCGGGCGCCCAAGCGGCGGGCCGTGACGCCGTCGATGCGGGGCAGTCTGAGGACCGCGCTGAGGTTCTCGTCGAGGACTTCGACGCCGCGCTTATGGAGCGCTACCTAGACCCGTCAACCTCGCCTGAGGAGCTGAAAGCGATAGAGGCGCATTTCGGGCCGCAGGCGGCTGAGCTGTACGCAATGCGCCTGCAGCGGATGAGCGTTGCGCGCGGCGCCGGTGCGCCTCAATGAGCAGCGCCGGGACGTAGCCAAGCGCCAGCATCAGAAGAAACAGCGCAGGCCAGAGCAGGGAAGGCTCAGTCCGGCTTGCCGCTTCAGTGATGGGCCACACCAGGAACAGGATCGGGACCAACGCAAAGCTGGTCAGAACGCTCACTACGCTCAGCACCTTCAAAGTCTTGGACATGACGGAGCCCCATGGCTGATCTGGCACAACAAATAGGCCAGTTTCTCGCGAAACGTAAGGCCGTGGTCTCGCAAATCCTTGCCCAAGGCGGGGAGCGGGAGCAGGCCCTCCTCAAGCAATACGGCGCCCCGTCGACCCTGGACGCCGTCGTTGCCGGGGCTCAGCAGGGCTTTGCGCACGGCTTTGCGGATGACATCGAGCGCATGAATGACCCGGACGGGGTCGCCAAGGCGCAAATCCGCGCCCAGGCGGCTCACCCGGGCGCCTACACGGCCGCAACCCTTGCCGGGACAATGCTGACCGCCGGGGCTCTCCGGGGCGCTGGGGGCGTCATTGGCCGGCAGAGGGCCGCTGGAGCCCGGGCGGGCTCCCGCGCCTCTGGGGCCGCTGGAGGCAGCGCCTGGGCGTCAAAGAACGCGGAACGCGCCCGGCAGATCGAGGAGAAGTGGTCTCAGTTCCCCTTACCCGGCGTCAAGCCGCAGCACCGGGGCTTGGTCATGGACGCCGGCCACGGCGCCGCCTGGGGCTATGGCGGGGCTGACGTGCAGGAGAGTGAGGGCGCGGCTGATCCTCGCCGCTTCTGGCGGGCCATTGCCGGCGGCGCTGGGGCGGCCGTGGCGGCCCCGCTGAGCGCCTCCGCGACGGTGGCGGCAAGCAATATCCCACTCGCCTTCGGCAAGCGCCGGGCGTTCTCAAAACGGATGCTTGAACCGCCGGGCGTCACCCGGGAGAACCCCGCTGGCCGGCCCCGGGATGCAATCGAGATCGCCCGCAGCATGGATGAAAGCGCGGCGCGCGGCGCGACCGGCTCCGGCATCATCAGGCGTGACACCGTCCCGCCGCTGAGGTCAGAGCAGCCGCACATTCAGAAGCTCGCGGATCAGTCGCTTGCCCCGGTCGCCGGAAGCAGGATTGCGGAGCTGCGGGGTCAGCAGCGTGAATCCGCCGCCTCAGCGCTTGAGGCTGCAGAGGTCAACAAAAGCGGCGTCGGTCTCCGCCAGCAGCCGGACAAGGTCGGTGAGTATGTCAACGCGATGATGGAGGCTTTCCACCGCCGGGACATTCAGGCGCTGCAGTCGTGGATATCGACGCTGCGGGGCGCTAACCGGCGCAACCCGGAAATCATGCCGCGCGTCCGTGCTTCCGTCGCCCGCAGCCTTGCAACGCAGGAGCGGGCGCAGCCGGGCCTCAATGACACTCCTGAGGTCACCGCCTTCCTGCGGGCGCTCGGCATGGGACCCAGCGCCAAGGGCGGCCGTCCTGGCGCGCTGGCGACGGCGCGGGCCGGCGGGGCTGAGCGCTTCCCGACGCAGCGCTATGAGGATGCGCTGGCGCGCACGGCGGAGGAAACCCCTATGCGCCCGCGTCACGCTGAGCGCCTGCGTGAGGAAATGGAGGGCTTTGAGCCAGGACCCTACACGGCGCCGGCTGACCGCAGGCGCGGACCTCCGGTGACGGCGCGCGGGGATGACCAGCCCTACTTTCTCAACCCGACAGACTTTTTCAAGGAGGGCAGGGTCAACAATGCCGAGGTCAACATGGCGGGCTTTATGTCCGGGCCTATCGCCTACGGCCTTGAGCGCGGCGCTGTCGGTCCCGCTGACCGCTTCATGTTCGGATCCCCGGAGGATGAGCCGATCGAGGGGGTATTTTCCGAAGTCCAGGCGCCGCCGCAGGCTCAGCCTGAACAGGGCCTGCTTGCGGACCTCCGCCCGGCCGCTCCGGCGCGTCAGGCGCCTATGCAGCAGGCTCCCGCGGCAGCTCCGCCCGCCGCCGTTCCTGCGCCTCAGCAGGCCGCGCCTGCCCCACCGCCGAGCGGTAACGCGGTCAGGGACATTCAGCGGCTCCTCTTGTCAGCGGGCTTTGACGTAGGCCCTGAGGGGGATGACGGCATCATCGGCGGCAACACCCAGGCCGCAATCGAGGCGTTCGCGCGTATCTCAAACATGCCGGGAGAGATCACGCCGGAGCGCGTGCTTGCGCGCCTGCAAGCCTACCCGCGTGAGCGCCTGGCTGAAGACCTTACAGCCGCAATCGGACAGTGACGGAGGCTGCAATGCAGATGAACCGCACGCGTGAGCGTGCTGACCGCTTTGAGCTGCGCGGATGGACCTATCCGTTTCACCGTCAGGTTGATGGGCCGGTCCTCTCCCGGCTTGACCCGGACACTGCGGAAACCCAGTGGCTTCCGCTGCGCGGCCGCAAGTACCCGGTTGAGGTCAGGCCCGGTGACGTGCAGAGCATCAGCCGGCAGGTTCTCGGGATTGAGCTTCCGCCGTGCAAGGGGCTCAACACCCAGACGGAACCGCCGTCGGCAGAGGGGGAGCGCGTCACTGAGACGGACGGTGAGCCTATCCCGGACTCCAGCGCGCCTATGGTGTCAGAAGCACTGCGGGCGCTCATGCGGCCTGAGGAGAGCATTGCAGATGCAAAGGCCCGCCTCACGGCGGAGCTGCGGGCGGAGTTCGAGGAGGTCAACAACCTCAACATGAGTGGCGCCGGGGAGCGCGCCTGGGAGGATGGAAATACCGTCGCTGACCGGTTCAAGGAATTGTCCGCGCTGTTCGATGAGCTGGCGCGCCTCGGGGACGTGAGGCCCGCAAATGGGTGACGGGTCGGAGGCGTTATCCATCGATGCACTTATGCTCAACATGGTCAGCCGAATGGGCGCCATGGAGCAGGCGATCAGGCAAGCCCCTACGCATGAAAAACTAGGGCTGATGTTCAATGAGGTTCGCCGGGATTTTGGCGAGCGCTTCACGTCATCAGAGGGTCATGTCCGCACGCTGATTGAGAAGTACGAGTCTGACAATCAGCAGCGGACCACTGCCAACAACGTGCAGATGCAGGGCTGGGCCTCCTCTGCCGCGAAGGCGGCGGCGAAGGAGGCTTTAGCCGAACAGCGCCAAATTGAAGCAGAGGCGCGCGCCGCCGTTCAGAAATCTGACGAGGACTTGGAAAGGCGCATTCGCACCGCCAACGCGAGAAGCTGGGGCAGCGTCATCATTGCGGTTGCCGGCGTCGGGTATGGCGTCGCCAAGGGCCAGGGATGGATTCCGTGATAAAAAACATGCTGAGCGGACTCAAGGATCGCTTCAAACGGAAGCCGAAGGCGGAAAGCCCGAAGCTCCCGCCGCGCGCTGACCGGATCACCCGCGCGGTCCTGTGGTCGGCGGACAAGGTTCTCCTGTTCGCCTGCCTTGGCGGCATCACCGCCGTCTACATTCTGGACGGGCTGTTCTTCGCTTCAGTCGGCGGTGAGCTATGGGTGCTGTTTATCCTTGTCGGCCTCGTCCTGCGCTCATTCGTCGTCGGCGGCGGCGTGGTGCTGCAGGGCATTCGCGGACGCCCGGGAACGTTCATAGCGGGGCTGACGCTTCGCTCTCTGCAAATCTTCTGCGCCGCCGGCATCGTGCTCGCGCCGATCAACTTTTTCGCGGCGTCGCACTTTCAGAAAGCCTACGAGGCGGAATCGATCGGGGCCTCTGCGACGGCCTCGACCGGCAGCAAGGAGGCGCGGATTGCCCGCCTTGAGAAGCGCCGGACGGATGCGGCGGCTAACCGTGACGTTGCCATTGCCGCGTCTAAGAGCACGGCTGAAATCATTAAGGACCAGGTTGTAGGTACGTCCTCGGCAGACAATGAAACGTTGCGCCTGGCAGCGGACAACGCCGCGCAGGCCGTCACCAACTTCACGACGACTGACGCGGAAATCAGCGACCAGATCGAGGCCATCGAGAAGGAGCGTGAGGACGTCGTCACCACGGCGGCGGGGCAGGAGGCGCTGAGCTTCCATACCTGGCCGGTGTTCATCTGGCTGGGCGGACAATTCCCGGTCACGGACATTGACCCCGCAACCGGCCTGCACAAGCCGGGCTCGGATATCATCTATGCCAACTGGATACTGCTCTACCTCGCGCTGCTGATTGAGGTCTGCGTGTTCTTCGCGCTCGGCGCCTATACGCAGCTCCACGGCTACTTCCGCGCCATGCTGGACGGGCTCAAAAGGGAAGCGCCGGCCGCAACGATCACCGTCAAAACCGTTCCGGCTGCGGAGGTCTTCGATATCGAGGACTTGAATGATGAGCCGGCGGAAACCTCGCCGGTCAATGACCCTGACGCGGCCCGGCGTGAGCACCTTGCCCGCATCGGCAAGAAAGGCCGTGAGTCTCAGGAGCATCAGCGCGCGGGAGAGCAGACCCCTTTCCGCGTCCCGCTCGATGACTGGCGTGAGCGTTCGCGGATGAACGGAGCCGGCCAATGAGCACGCGCCGCACCGTAGCAATGGACCTTGGAACGACCAACAGCTGCATTGCGTTTCATGATGGGCGGAAGGCCTACGTGATCGAGCAGGCAAACGGAGATGACATTCTCCCTTCCGTCGTTGCGTTCAAGTTGGACCCGCTTGACATCGTGGCCGGCAATCCCGCGATCACGGAAGGGCGGATTACGCCTGACCTCTGCTACCGTCATGTAAAGCGCCTGCTCGGCGTCCGCTGGCATTCCCAGGAGGATCAGGGGTCGCAAGCCTGCGAAGGCCCGGACGGCATGACCTGGCTGCGTGGGCCGGTTGTCGACGGTCGGCCGGAGGGACGCTGGGCGCCGGCGGAGGTTCAGGCCGTCATCATCAAGACTCTGCTCGATGCGGCGGAGACGCATTTCGGAGAGCGCCCGACGCGCGCGCTCATCACTGTCCCGGCGGACTTCGATGACCCGCCGCGCCGGGCCACAATCGAGGCCGCGCGCATCGCCGGGCTTGAGGACGTAACGCTCCTCAATGAGCCTACGGCGGCGGCCATCGCCTACGGCGCCGGGCGCTCGAAATTTGCCCGGATTGTCGTCTATGACTGGGGCGGCGGAACGTTCGACATCAGCGCCATCAGGGCGGGCGGCCCTCGTATCGAGGTTCTCGGATCGAACGGCAACGCCAAGCTCGGCGGTTCTGACATCACGCGCCGCATCGTCCATGAGCTGCGCCGCCGCTGGATAGCGATGGGGCGCCCGGCGCTGGCTGAAAATCACGCAACCTCGACCCGGCTATGGGATGCGGCTGAGGAGGCAAAGATCGCGCTCAGCACGCAGTCAAAGCACACGGTCCACGTTCAGACCATCGCGAACGTCGAGGGCCTTGGCTTCACTGACCTGCGTGAGACGCTGACAAAGCAAGAGCTTGAGGAGATGGTCAGCGACCTTGTGCAGGAAACGATTGACTGCTGCGCCAGGGCGCTTGAGCAGGCAGGCCTTACAAAGGATGACGTTGATGAGGTCATCCTTGTCGGCGGTCAAACAAGAATGCCGCTCGTCCAGGAGCGGGTTGCGCAGTTCTTCGGCAAGAAGCCGCAGACGAAGCTGAGCCCTGAAAAGGTCGTGGTCCTGGGCGCCGCAACGCGCGCGGCGCAGCTTGACAACCGCGGCGGGGATGACCGCTTCACCCTGTCTGACCGCTCCTCACACTCAATCGGTATCGAGACGCTGGACAACGTCCTTTTCGTGGTGATCCCGCGCGGTGCGCCGCTTCCTGCAAGCCGCGCGGTTGCGGTGACGAACGCGCGAGACAATCTCAGCGCGCTTAGCGTGCTCATCCGGCAGGGTGAGGAGGACCGCGCGGACCTCAACGTCCTGCTTGCCGAGGAAGTCTTGACGGTCGAGCCCTGCCCGGCCGGCGAGGTCGAAGAGGTCCTGAATTTTCTGATCGATGATAGCGGAATGGCGCGCGTCACCTACGGCGAGCGCATCCTCTATGAGGGGGCGGCCGTTGAATGAGGAAATGAGCACAAGCCGGGCGGGTCAGGAGCTTATCGCCAGCTTCGAGGGCGCACCGCGCCTGAAGGCCCGCCTTTGTGAGGGCGGGAAGTGGGAGCTGAGTTACGGCTGCACGACCTGGGATGACAACCGGCCGGTGAGGGAGGGTGACACCTGCACGCCGGATGAGGCTCTGCGTCTGTTCGCCTTTCACCTTCGAGAAAAGGAGGAGATCGTTGAGCGACACGTCCGCGTCCCGCTCAATCAGCATCAGTATGACGCGCTCGTCTCTCTGGTCTACAATATCGGTGAGGGTGACGGCCCTGCTGACGGGTTCGAGGATTCCACCGTCCTGCGCATGATCAATGCGACCGGCGGGCCGCGTTGGATGGACGCTGCGGACGCGTTTGCGAAGTGGGTTTATGCCACGAAGCTGGCAAGCCAGCGCAAGGCAGATGAGCCGATTGCGTGGTACACCGGCCCTGACGGTCAGGCGGTTCCCTACAAGCGCGCACTCAACGGACTGCTCCGGCGCCGGCACGCTGAGGCATGCATGTTCATGAGCCGTGACTGGCGGCAGGCCTGCGGCCCTGGCTCACCCTTCATCAAGCTTGAGACTGAGCAGTTTTGGAACGCTGAGCGTGGCCGGAATGAGGACCGCATCCTCATCCGAACCGAGTTCACCCAAATCTGGGAGATCGCGCGTCACTACCCGTTGCCGGAGGCTGCGCCAGATCCCAAGCCGGCGGTTGCGGCCGTCACTCCGCCGCCAGCGCTCAAACCCGCCGCGCCGCCTCCGGTCGTGGTTACGCCTTCCGCCGCAAAGCCGCAGATCACGCCGCCGGAAAACGTCGCGGTCGACGTGAGCAATTGGAACATCGGCAAGATCAAGGTCGAGAACGGCGCGAAGATCATGGAAACGTCGGATCGCGCCGTCGCGGTCGGGCTCAAGCTCGGCGGGATCGCCGTCAAAACGTTCGTCCAGCATCGCGTCATCCCGGCGTGGATGGGCGCGATTACTTTTGAGGTCATTACTGACCCGGTGATGGTCGCGGCCATCACTATCGGCGTTGTCGGCGTGTGGACCTGGGGCCACTCCCTAGTTGTCGCCGGCCGGAGGAAGCGTGCGAAGCACGCCGAGACCGCATCGACGCTGTCATACTGAAGGAGGCCGGGCATGTTTGCAGGATTCCTTGGCTGGGCCGGCGGCGCCTGGAATTGGTTTATGAAGTCGCCGGTCGCGCAATTCGGCGCGTTCTGCGTCGGCCTCATTTTCGCCTGGAGCGTGGCGGTCAACCGGCTGAAAGCCGAGGGCGCGCGGGAACAGAAACGCATCAATGACGCACTCAACGCCCGTGAGCACGCTGAAATGGTCACGGCTAAATCGGAGGTCACCAATGAATTGCAAGCGCGCGTCACACGCGCTGAAGCGGCTGTTGCTCGTCAGCCTCACTTGCGCAGCACTAGCGAGCTGCGCCGGGACGCCCCGGAGCTTGCCGCCCTCATCCTCGGACCTGATCCGGGAAACGGGCAGTGATGCGGCCTCGATCATTTGCGGCGGGCTGAAGCCCAAGGCAATGCCGCACTCGCTGCAACAGGCATTCGACGCGCTCCCGGGCATGACTGAGGGGGAGCGCTTTGAGACCTATCGGGCGCGGCTCACAATCGATCAGCTCGCGGTTTTCGACGCGTTCAACAAAGAGGTCAGCGACGGGCTGCTCTGGCTGGAAATCTGCAACTGAGGAGAGAAAAATGCACATTCTAGGCGTGGACGTTTGGACTATGATCGTGACGCTCGGCGTCTGGGCGTTCTTCGGAATCCCGATCAAGAACGGGTTCTTGTGGGCGTGGCGGAAGGTCACGAACCAGAAGACGCCCGCGTGATTCTGTTCAGACTTTGGCTGACACGCGGCGCCATGTGCGCCGCGTTTCTGTTTCTGGCCTACGCCGCCTCAGCTCTCTCCTTCTGATCCGCCGTTTTTCGGGACAACCTGAGGCTTGAAGCCTGGCGCGTTCGGGTCCGGCAGGCCCGCCATGCCGCTGAGAAACTGCATGATTGCCGCGTTGAACAGGGACAGGGTGAGCGGCTCGCCCTTGAGGTTCTCCTCAAGGTAGCGCCATGCGCGCATGGTCGCGCGAAACATGGTCGGCCCGCCGACCGCCTCATTCATGACGACGACCGGCTTAGGGCTCAGCCCGGGGTCCGGGAGGAAGGGTCCGTAACGGACCTCGACCGGCGCTGAAAATTCCCAGCTCATGCCGGGTGAAAGAATGTCTTTCGTCGGCAGCTCGCGCCCGTGCATCACCACCGCCTCAAGCTCGTCATTGTTGGTGATGCGGTAGACCTCCGGCCCCATCTTTTCAATTTTCACGTCAGCCCCCCTTGTCAGAGAGAGCATACGCGCGCGACATCGACTCACCAACACAGAAACTGGCTCCGCTGTGAACCGTGTGTGAACCGGCTTTTTACGAGCGGCGAAATTTCAAGCGATAACAAATGCACGCGGGTGTAGCTCAATGGTAGAGCAGAAGCTTCCCAAGCATATGCCATTCCCACCGCTGCTGAGCCGGTCTGTGAACCATCGCCGCATAGACCCCTGATAGACCGACACTCAGGCGGATGAGTGTGAACCGGCGGCGGCCATCACGCGGGATACGGCGTCAAGGTCAACGTAGTCGCGAATCCGGTTCGGGACCTCACCTTCAGACCAGCCCATGACCAGGCCGATGAGCCGCAGGCTGACGCCGCCGAGATACATGGCGGTTGCAGCGTTGCCCCGGAGGTCATGAAAGTGCTTGTCCGCGCCGCCGGCTTCCCGATAGGCGGTGATCGCCGGCCGCATCGAGCTGTCAAAGCCGCTGGCGCTTTTCCAGCCCTGCTTGTGCGTGTTCACCAGGACGCGGCCGTCACCGACCTCCGGGCAGGCGGCTTTGCACTCCGCCAGCAGGTCACGAAGGTCGGGGTAGATCGGGATCGCCGCGCTCTGCTTTTTCCGGCTCTTTGAGGTCGGGCGCCGGATCACGTCCTTTTCAACCTGATCCCAGCGCAGCTCTATCACGTCCTTCATCCGCAAGCCGGTGAGCGTCGCCATGCGGACGCCGCGCGCAACGTGCGGCTTGCAGTGCTTGAGGAAGGCTTTCAGCTCCTCAGGCGTCCATGTGATCGAAGCGCGGCCCGGGCCTTCGTCCAGGCGCTCGATCCCCTCCGCCGCATTGTAGCGGATGCGCTCCTCTCCCTTTGCCCAGCTCAGCACGCGCGCAAGCACGGTGAGGCGGTAATTCGCCGTCCGGGCTCGGCGGTAGCGTTTCTCCGATGGGTCCCACTGAGCGATTTTCTTGTGCCAATCGATGATCAGCCGGCGGGCGCTATCCCCGCGCCCATACTTGTCCGGGGTCGCCTGTATTTCCATGAGCGACGTGTCACCGAAAAAGGCCTCGATCTTCGTCAGGTGGCCCTTCCAGACGCGCTGAGTGTCCGGGGCCATGTCAGGCAGCTTGTGCTTTTCAAAGTCCCGGACCAGCGCCCGCATGAAGCCGGGACTGAGCGTCGGCTTGCGGTGCTTTTCAAAGGCCGCCGCCAGCGCCGGGAATCCCTTCTGCTCTGCGGCCTCCGCCTCCTCAAGCGTTGCGCCCTCGAAGCGCGCGAGGAGCGGGGCTTCACGGCCCCGGTAGGCGTACCAGTAGAGGATGACCTTCCCGCGCCGTTTTTTCGGGCGCCTATAAGCTTTCGGGAGCAGCCGCGTTAAGCTTGTCCCAGAGCCCCTTGAGATCGTCTTGTCCGGTGTCATTGGCGGCAACCCCCTTTGCCGGCGCATCAGGCGGCAGGACGCCGTTTTCCGCAAGGCGCTGATTGAGGCGGGCGTTGAGCTCCACCAGATCGTACACGCTATCCCGGCCGCGGCAGACAGGCTCAGCCCCGAACCTGGACGGGTGTTTCCCGCCCAGGAACCGGGTTGCATCCTCAAGACCGACAAGGCGCGGGGAGACGCTCACCGGATCGGCTCCAGCGCGTCGAGGTACGTCAGCACGGCGGCGCGCAGGGCGTCACGCTCACCGTTCGAGCATAGTGCTGCGGCGCCGTTGCGGGTCTCCCCCCAAGCGGCGCAGGCCGCCTCCAGGGCGATGTCATCGACCTTGCCGGGATCAGCGATGACGACCTTTCCGACAAGCTCGGCGCCGGAGAGGTTCAAAATCTTCATGACGCGGAAGGACTGCGGCCCGCGAATCCAGCGGCCTTTGCGCTGCTTCGGGTCCTGATCCGCGTAGGCCTGCAGGTAGTCGCGCTCTGTCGACGCCGCCTCATAGGTCGCGTGATGATGCGGCTTGCGGTCAACGATGATGAAGGAGAGGAGCTGTTCAGGCGCTCCCTCCTGCTTCGGCGGACGAGGCGGCAACGCCGCCGAAGTTTCCTCCGGCGGCGCTTGCTTCGCGAGTGTGAGAATGGGGCGGGCGGTCATTCGGCCTGCGCCCTAGCAGCTACGCGCTGCATGTAGCTGCTGCCATCCGCCTCCCTGATCCAGTACTCTCTGGTCCCATCACCCTGGCCTTCAAGGTGTCCGCGAACGGAGAATAGGATTTTCTCTGCGTCCTTCAGATCAGGGTCAGTGATCCCGCGCGTGAAAAACTCATAGGCCTGCAGGGACGCGCGGTGATAGCAGCACCAGTTGTCCTGCTCGCTTTTCATCATGCCGAGAAGCATCTGAAAGGCGGCGCCCAAGTGAGAGGTTGCGGTCGCCATCGCGGCGGCAATCTCAAACTTGTCCTCCTCCTCCGCCCACGCCTCATACGCATCATCATCGTTGATGCTCGGCTTGGGTGTCCGCTGATGGTCGATCCAGCAGCGTAGCGCGAGTTCAGCGGGGCAGGGGCTGGGGCGGGTTTTCAATGCTGCGGTCATCACAGCACGTCCCGGAAGGTCAGGACGGACTGCGCGTCCTGCATCCATCCCATGAGCCCGCGACTTGAATGACCGCCGGTCAGGAACATTTCAGCGGCGCGCAGATCGACGTCCGCAAAGGTTCGGGTCATATGAAAGTAGGCGCCAAGGATCAGGCGGGAGCGGTAGTCCATCCCGTCAGTGAGTGACTCCATGGCCTCGTCCGAGACCTTGCCGCAGCTATCCGTCTCATCCTGCGGACGCCACGGCCAAGAGGTCGCCGCGACCAACAGCTGAAACGCGGCGCCGACATCTGATCTTGCGATGACCTGTGAAATTTTATCGTGCTGAATTTCCTGCACGCGCGTTCTGTCAGCGTCTGTTTTTGACTTTGCGGACTTGGAAACCAGCTTCACCCATTCACGAAGAAGGGCTTCAGCAGGGCAGGCAGGCGCCGCAGCGCGTGAGACGCGGGCGGCAGGTTTGGTTTTCAGGGTAGCGGTTGTCATGATGATGCTCCGGGGCCGCAGCGCAGCCCGTTAAAGGGTTGCTCTAGAGGGCGGCCAGCAGGTCGAAACCCGAGTTGAGAAAACACTCAATCCGATCATCAGGAGTGGGGCCGAGGACGTGGCGCTCCATCTCCTGCAGGTCCGGGTCATTGAGGCCTTTGGACATGACGCGGTAAGCGCTGAGGCCGATGCGGCGGTATTGACACTCCGCGTCCAGCACGGCGCGCACGTCCGCCCGCGTCATTTTTTCCTCGACGTCTTCTGGCAGACCGACGACGCAGTAAATTTCAAGCACCTGAAACGCGGCGCCGACATGCGAGCGGGCGATGACGTGTGAGAGCGACGCGCGGGCCTTGTCCATTTCATCCCAGAGGCGGTCAGCCTCCGGCACGGTTGAGAGCGGCTTCCCGTCTGCCGGGCGCAGCTTTTCGTATTGGCGGTTAAGGGCCGCCATCTGCCGCAGGATTGCGGCGGCCGGGCAATAATCGTCCGCTGGGCGAGAAGTCCGCGCCGGGGGTTTGGTTTTGAGTGCTAGTGTGGGCATGAGCCCCTCCTCTGTTGATGGAGGGACTATGGGGGTTAAAGCCCCCACCTGTCAACGGGTGGGGGCTTTAACCCTTATCGCTTTCATCGCTGGCCTTCCGGCGGGCCTGTTCCGCCTGGAATCGCGTAAACTCCTGCACGGCCGCGCGGGCGCGGTCAGAGAGCCTGGGGAGCAGGCTGATAATCTCTGCGGTGGCTGCGTCACTCTGCCCGTCGACGGGCTCCCGGCCCGTCAGGAGCCATTCTGGGGCCTTCCTGAGCACGGCTGCCAGGGCGGTCAGGCTGTCGGTTTTGATGGCGTCATAGCGCCCGCTGAGGAAGTCCCGGAGCCAGGTTTCCCCCAGTCCCGCCCTCATGGAAGCGTCCCGCATGGACAGGCCCGCCTCGTCCAGCGCAGCCCGGACACGCTCCCGCATCTGGTCCGCTTCAATGCTCATAAGGGGGTTTCTACCCCCGTAAGCGTCAGTTTGCACGGGGTTTTTGACACTTGACGACCGGGGGTTAGAACCCCCATACCTTGCGGTATGAGCATGCCCCGCCTCCCGGACACGGCTGAGCTGACGCTGCAAGCCGCCGCCTACAGGCAGGCCCTTAAAGGGCTTTGCCGACGCGTCAAGCGTCTTGCACAGGCCCGCGGCTGCTCGGAGGAGCAGGCGTCAAAGATCGTTTTCGGAGATCGCCAGCGCCTTTCCGACATCGAGGCAGGCGGCGTGATGAAGCCGGAGACCCTGCAGGCTGTCGCGCTGAAGCTTGAGGGCTACGAGGCAAGGCCCCGGATTCGCGCGAAAAAGCGCGAAGTCGAGGCCGCATGAGGTCAGCCTGCGCCCTCAGCGTGCATCTGGAGGACATCAGCGCCCTGACCGGCCTGCGTCGCATCCATGCGCCGGATAGCGCCCTGGGCCTCCGCAATGAGCAAGGTGAGGTGCTCCCGGGTCAGCGCGTAGGCGTGAACCGAACCGACGCCGTGTTTTTCAATCGGCAGACACAAGCGGGCCATGCCGCCGTCAACGTCTTCAATGCGCGGCGGTTTTTCGACAAAGAGACACATTCCAAATCCCCAGCCCAAAGAGGGGCGTTTTTTGTTGAAGCACTGAGAGGCTTACGCAAGTCCGTCTCGCGTCTTCGGCCTCTTAAGGGGCCGTTACCTGCTTGTAACACGGCAGCCGGAATCGACCACCCGGAAAACCAGGCGGTAGCAAACTTTATTCGGGGGGAGACGCGCAACACGGACGCCGGGCGGCGCGCGGACGTCGCGAGGGCCATCGAGAGAGAACTAGAGACCCCCTGAAGCGGTGCGACCCGGTGAGGCAATCACCGGGCCGCCGCTGACTGCAACTGCGGTGATAGGAGCACCAATGTCACAGACCAGCGATGAGGCTAAACATAGCCCCTGCGTAAGGCAGGAACAGGGCGTTGCTGTAAAAGCTCCGGCGCCCTGGCAGCCGATATCCGAGGCCGCCCGCCGCGTTGTGCAGCGCTTAGGGAGGATCCCAGCATCCGGCGCGGAGCGCGGCCATGACTGAGGCCGCATCCGTCAAACCTACCTGCTCACGGTGTCAGGCGCATGACGACGCCATCCCGACCGATGAGCAGCTGCGCCGGATGGCGTCTGGAATATCCATCGATGAGGCTCGGCCATATGACCCGACGCCGCGGACCACAGAACAGGAAGTGGCGGCGCGAATGTATGCGTTCGCGCTGTCGGCGTACCTCCGGGAGTTCGGCATCGAAAACGCGTTTGCGCGCCTAAGCGTGACGCTTGAATGCCTGAAGGTCTCGATGAGATTCCGCGGTATCATCGATCGCCAGATTTTTGCCCGCCGATACATCAACGACCGCGCCAGCTATGCGGCGGCGAATGACCGTGACGAGGAAGCGGAAAACATCTGGGCGGAGCCGACGCCGGGCTACCCCGGCAAGGAGTTGGATGACGCTTATCTGGATCAGGGGAGAAATGCTGGCGCGGCTGATTATGAGCGGCAGGCCAAAAGCGCGTCTTACTTGGCGGAGGCCCGGGAGTTCGCTGAGGAGGCCCGGATTTACGGCGAGATCATGCGCGCGCCGGCGGGTCAGAGCCGATGACCGTGACCCGCACAGCGAACAACCGGCGCCCGGAGCCGCCAATCTCTGCGCTGGCGGAGGCGACCCTCGCCGCAGCGGGCCTCATGGTGAAAGACTTCTGGGAGTCGGTCAGCTACGTCCCGGACCCTGAGGATTTCGACGACGCGAATCTTGCCGCGCTATGGGCCGCCATTCTTGCCGTGCAAAAGCGCTCCCCGATCACGAAGATGGCGGTTGCGGTCGAGCTTAGGAGCATGCGCTTCAGCGAGCAGGATGCTTTCAGCGCGCTCGGCGCCGTCCGACCGGAAATGGTCAAGCTTCAGGAAGGCCTCGCAGCGATCGACGCGCTGAGAGCGCGCAAGCTGCGGCGGCAAGTGGCCTCCGCCTGCTCCGAGGCCATCACGGAGCTTGAGACGGCTAGCGACGTGCAGTCGGTCGTCCTGCGCCATGAAAAGGCCGTCAGCGACATTGCGGCGCATCATGACGACGGAGACGGCTGGGTTGCTGGCGTTGACGTCCAGGGCGTGACCACGGAGCGGATCGAGACCGGCCTTCGCGCTTTTGACGAGACGTTCGGCGGCCTGCCGGCGGGCGAGCTTACCATCATGGCGGGCCGTCCCGGCATGGGTAAAAGCGGCTTCGCCGCCGATCTGTCCCGCCGCATCGCGCTCGCAGAAGTCGGCTGCGGTTTCTACTCGATGGAAATGCAGAGTATTTCGCTGCTCAACCGCATTGCAGCGGGTCAGGCGTATCAGCGCGGCCCGGTCGCCGCCGGGCGATCCGCCAATCCGTACTATGAGACCTATGAGCGCGGGGACCTCAAGGACGACTATCTGCAACGCTTTGAGCAGGCTCTCCAAGAGGTCAGGGCGCTCCCGATCTTTTGGGATGAGAGGCGCGGGCTCGACATGGCCCGCATCCGTCTGGGCGCCCGCAGGCTCAAGACCAAGTACGCCCGTGAAGGCCGCAACCTTCGCCTCCTGGCGGTCGACCATCTCGGCAAGATCAAATCCGACCGAGGCCGCAGGCAGGAAAACCGCAATCTTGAGCTAGGCGAGATGACCAACGCGCTCGCTGAGCTAGCCGGTGAATTGCAGATAGCGGTCCTATGCCTCTGCCAGCTCAACAGGAAACTGGAGGACCGGAGCGACAAGCGCCCGACCATTCCTGACCTTCGTGAAAGCGGGCAGATCGAGGAAAACGCGCATTCCGTGATCCTGCTGTACCGGCCCGCCTACTATGACAATGAGGCCCGCGATCGGGGCGAGAAGGTCGATGAGGACCGCGCCTATGACGAGGCCAACATTCTGGAGGTCCACTACGCGAAGAACCGCAGCGGCCCGACCAAGCGCCTGAAATTGTTCTGCGAGATCGGGGCCAACGCCTTCACCGACCCGCCGCCTGGGCGCGTTTCCAAGATGGCCTACAGGAGGGCTGGGACGTGAAAGAGCGTTATTCCAAGGTCCCGAGAAGTGCGTTTGCGGACGACCGACTTACGCGGGCGGAGCTGAAAGTCCTCGGCGCGCTCGGCGCGTTTCTCGACAAGAAAAACGAAGGTTGGCCGAGCCAGCAACGCATCGCTGATGATGCGGGCGTCAGCATCAAGACCGTCACGCGCGCGATCAAAAAGCTGCGTGAGTGTGACTACCTCACCACGGAGCCGCGCATCATTGCCGGGATGAAGGGGACGCTCCGCTACAGCGTGAAATTCAAAGCCGGCGCGGTCATTCCCTTCCCAAAAAACGCCGTGATGACAGATGGGACAAAGCTGTCCCAGCCTGAGGGACAAAAAGACGAAAAACCCAGCAATGACGGATCGGACAAGAATGTCCCAACCGAAAAGCCGGATAGGACACCTGAATGTCCCCACGTAGGGACATCTAATGTCCGAACAGTAACAGCCCAAGAGAACAGCCCATCTTCCGTTCCTAACGGAACGGGCGCTGACGCGCCGGAAGACGATGAGGACCTGATCACCAGCGCGGAGCTGAAAAAGCATGTCGTCTGGGCGGTAGGCAAAACGCTCCTGAAAAGTCAGGGCACGTCGAAGGACGCCGCCGCAAGCTTCATCGGAATGCTGATCAAGGAAAACACGCTGGACCCGGTTTTCCTCGCGATTCTTGAGGCGGTGAAAAAACCGCCGGTGAAGGCGCAGGGCTGGCTGAAGCGAACGGCAGAGGCGGAAGCGCGGCGCACCGGCAAGCGGGAGGCAGACCCGGTGCAGCCGCCATCCGAGGCGGAGTGGGATCAAATCCTGGACCGCTGGTTGGCCTCCGGCGCGTGGCCCGGGGGGATCGGCGAGCCGCCAACTTCACCTGACTACGGCGGGCCTGAGGACGCGCTAGAGGCGCGGATCACCACGATTAGCCCTGATCACCCAATCCGCACTGACTGCGAACGGGCGCGCGCCGCTCGCCAACGGAGGACCGCATGAAAGCCGAAACCGCAATGATCGTCTGGGAGCCGAAGGTCGCGGACGACCCGCAAGAGCCGGGGCGCATGTCTCGCTATGCCTCAGACCGGCCGCCGGAGGTCAGGGTTTTCGACAATGACGATGACGAGGCGCACGACCGCTTTGACCGCCTGCCTTGCTCGCTCGGCGCCTGCCTCATGGGGTGGTGCGAGGGTGACCCGCTGGCGGACGTGTTCCGCGTGTTCCTGTCGGTCGTGGGCGACGGCGTCCCCATCGAGGACGTGCACCGCGTGTTCCTGTCGGTCGTGGGCGACGGCGTCCCCATCGAGGACGTGCACCGCGTGTTCCTGTCGGTCGTGGGCGACGGCGTCCCCATCGAGGACGTGCACCGCGAGTTTCTGAAAATCGATGAATACGCCGCGATGATCGGCGGCCGGGAGTTCTTCGGCGTCGAGATTCTCGAGAATGAGGAGGCCTGACATGCAGGAGGGACCGGACAAGGACTGGAGGGTCACGCCAGCTGATCGCTGGCTGATATTTCGGGTCAGGCCGCAGCAGGAAAAGCTGGCGGCCAACTTCCTGGCGCAGATCAGCATCGGTTATCGATATATCGAGACCGAGCGGCATAGCCGGACGCTGAAGGGGACGGTGAAGCGCATGGTGGCCGCCCTACCTGCCTACCTGCCGTTCATCTGCCCCGCCGGCGCGGACGCGCTTGAGCTGCGGGATCGGGCCTGCGAGTGCATGTTCGTCAAGGGCCTGCTCACACGCAGATCGGATGGAGTGGCCCTGGAGCTCCGCCCGGACTGGGAGGACAGGCTCTGCCTGCCGCGCCGTGAGGAGCCTGCGGGGCCGATCGACTACGTGGTCACGGACCAGGTCCGCCTCACCTGCGGCCCCCTCAAGGGCCTTCTGGCGCAATGCGTGAACATCGACGACAGCGGGGTTACGGTCGAGTTCGCAAAGCCTTTCCTCTCAACGAACCGCGTCCTCATCCGGCCGGAATACGCAAAGCGCGCGGCTTGACCTATGTGACGGCTCACGGCACAACCCCTAGCGGGGCGGGCATGACAAGCCCCAATTTGTGTTGCCGGGATCAGCTCGGCTACGCGCCCTCACTACTGGCGCGGAACGCACGGCCGGACCCTGCCGGCCACGTCAGCGTCAGTGTGTCCAAAATTCAGTCTGAACGCGATCCCCCCATGACGCGTTCGCCCCCGAGCCCGCCGCCTGCTCCTACAGGTTGGCGGGCTCACCCGTTTTACGGGCCTACCATTGTGGGCGGCAGGGTTTGCCTGTTGAGTTCCTTGCCGCGGCCCCGGCCCTGTCAGAAACAGCCCTGGCAGGGCTTGGGATTCACGGGAGGCGTCATGCACCGGCTGCGCCGCCTTCTGAGCTGGCTCATGGACTGGGAAACGGCCCTCGGGCTGATCCGCCTGGACGATGAGACGGAGGATGAAGTCCGCCGCCGGGTTCACGCCCGCTGCTCGCACGTCCAGATCAGTGACCTCCCGCGCTTCGATGCTCAGGTCAAACTTGATGACGCTGCCTGTGAGGAGATCGTCGCCGTTTTCCGGGAGCGCTACCCGGGTTCGAGATTCGAGCGGAAAAGGTCCTGGCCCGCAGCCGTCAGCACGCTCACGGACGGGGAAGCAATCATAGACCTGTGGCTCGGGCATGACTTCGGAGCGGCGCGGGACGGAACGGAGCCGGTCAGGGTCACGGTAGACTGGCGCCGCCGGCCGGATGCAACCCCGCAGATTCAGGCCGTGCTCAAGCGCAAGCCCGCTGAGCGCCCTGTTTCGTACGAAACACCTCAGATCCCAGCAAAGGCGCCGGTGAGAGCAAAGCCGAGCACCACCATGCAGATGCTCAACAGCCGATCCGCGAAAGGTCAGCGCAAATGAAACAGGCAGACGCTCAGGCGTGGTGCAGAGCGCGCGGGATCACCCCGAGCGAGAAGCAAATTCAGAGCGTGACCGCTCGACTGGAATGGGCGCGGCAGGCTCAGATGAATCCGACAATCATCAAGCGCCTGACCGAGCGCCTCAAAACGCTGGGCATCGCCCTTGGCTGGGCGGATGAAGCGGTGGCGGAGCCGCAGAAACAGCCGGAGGCCCCAGATGCAGGCGAGCCTGGCTGATGCTGTCTCTCGATTCCTTCGATGGCTTGACCGATGAGGAGCGCCGGGACCTTGCCCGCGCCATCGCCTGGCAGGATGAGGAACCCGACCGGGAGCTGATCCGCTGGGCCGCCCGCATAGGGGAGGCTGCGCTCCGCTGGGCGGTCGCCCGCAAGGGCAGCATCCCTCGCTATCGCATGGCGGAAATCACCCGGGCAATTGAGCCCTACATGGACATGCGCCGCATGATCGCCGTGGTCGAGAAAATCCAGACGCGGCCGACCGGCGGCGCTTGGCTGAACTAGGAGGCTGAATATGGCGTCGAAATACATCCTCACGCCTACGGATAACGGGAAGTGGATTCTCACGCGCGAAGAACTCAGAAAGCACCTCAGCACGTTTGAGGGGCAGCGCACGGAGGTTCACGCTCTCGATGACGTGGGACAAGCGCTTACCCTCATCGCTCGCACTGAGCAGGAGCACATGGCCGACTCACAGCACGGATGACCGCCGCCAAGGCCAAGACACGGGCAAAGCGCCCTGAAATCAAAACGCCAACGCGCGCACGCACGCGAGGGCCGGCAAAGTCAGTTGTATTCAGGCCGATTTCCGAGCTAGCGCCTTACGCGCGCAACGCCCGGACCCATTCCGACGCCCAGGTGGCGCAGATCGCCGCGTCGATGCAGCGCTTCGGCTACACCAACCCGGTCCTGGCCGATGACGAGGGCATTGTGGCGGGGCACGGGCGCGTTCTCGGGGCTGAGCGGCTGTACGCCGCCGGCCGGACGCTCAAGCTTCCCGGCGGGGCCGACATCCCGGCTGGCATGGTGCCGACCATTGATTGCAACGGCTGGAGCAAGGCGGAGCGCCGCGCCTACATCCTGGCCGACAACCAGCTCGCCTTGAACGCCGGGTGGGACATGGACCTGTTGAAGGGCGAGCTGTCCGATCTCATGGCTGACAACTTTGACGTTAGCGTCATCGGGTTCTCGGATGCTGAATTGGACGCGATCCTGGCGCCGGCGGGTACGCATGGCCTCACGGACCCCGACGCCGCGCCACCGCTGCCCACACGGGCGGTTTCAGTGGCAGGGGATTGCTGGCTGCTCGGGACGCACCGCCTGCTCTGTGGCGATGCCACGGTGCCGAAGGACGTTGGGCGCGTGCTGGACGGGGTCCGGCCGACGCTGATGGCAACCGACCCGCCGTATGGCGTCAATTACGACCCGGCCTGGCGGGAGGAGGCTGGTGTCGGCTCGAAGGGTTCCGCCAAGGGCAAGGTCATGAACGATGACCGGGCCGACTGGCGCGCGGCCTGGGCGCTGTTCCCGGGAGCCGTCGCTTATGTCTGGCATGGCGGCCTGCATGCCGGCGTGGTCGACCAGTCGCTCAGGGCCGCCGGCTTCGAGGTGCGCTCGCAGATCATTTGGGTGAAGACGCGCCCGGTGCTGAGCCGCGGGAACTACCACTGGCAGCATGAGCCTGCGTTCTATGCGGTCAAAGGCAAGGACGACGCCTGGCAGGGCAGGTTCGAGCAAGAACATGACGTCGCCGCCTACGCGGTCCGCAGGGACTCGACGGCCAAGTGGCAGGGCGGTCGCAAGCAGTCGACGGTCTGGTTCATCGAGCATCTCAAGAACGACACGGGCCACGGGACACAGAAGCCGGTCGAGTGCATGCGCCGGCCGATCGAGAACAACACGGCCCCCGGACAGGCGGTCTACGAGCCGTTCTCGGGCTCGGGCACCACGATCATTGCCGCCGAGATGACGGGCCGCCAGTGCTTCGCCATCGAGCTCGACCCGGCTTACGTCGATGTCGCGGTCGAGCGTTGGCAGGCTTTCACCGGCAAGGCTGCGGTCCTGGACCGTGACGGCCGCTCATTCCTGGACGTGAAGGTGGAGCGCCATGGCTAGGCCGAAGAAAGGCGAGGAGCATCCGCGCGAGCACTTGCGCACGCCGATCAAGCTCCTGGCCGGCAATGGCGTCCCTCACGCTGACATTGCCGCAGCGCTGAGGGTGGGCACGGACACGCTGCACAGGTTCTACAAGGAAGAGCTGGATTGCGGCCTGGCGGAGTTGAAGCTTCTGGCCGTGACGGAATGGACCAAGGCGATGAAGAAAGGGGAGCAGTGGGCGCTCAAGCTGTTCCTCTCGGCGCGCATGGGCATATCGGACAAGATCGTGCATGAGGGCGGTGACCCGGACAGGCCGATCCAGCACACGATCACCCGAAAGATTGTGCGGCCGGGAGACGTCACCAGCCATCCGGGACCTGATGAGGCGCCGTGATTCGGGAAACCGTCATTGAGACGGCGGAGGCTTTCCTCCCGTTCCTTGAGCCCGCCCGCTACAAAGGACTGTTCGGCGGCCGGGGCTCCGCGAAGTCACACTTTTTCGCCGGCCTCATGTGTGAGACCGCACTCGCCTTCCGGGGCTTCCGCGGGATCGGCATCCGCGAGGTGCAGAAGTCGCTGAAGGACTCCAGCAAGCGCCTGATCGAGGACAAGCTCACGCAGCACAACCTATGGCGCGAGGGGTTCCGGTCTTACACGGACTGTATTGCAACGCCCGGCGACGGGCTGATCAGCTTTGTCGGTATGCACGGGCAGACGGAGGAGTCCGTCAAATCATTCGAGGGCGCGCGCGTCGCCTGGATCGAGGAGGCGCACAAGCTCAGCAAGTCGAGCCTGACGCTGCTCCGCCCCACTATGCGCGTGAAGGGCTCCGAGCTTTGGGCGTCATGGAACCCGCGCTTCAAGACGGACGCGGTTGATGAGTTGTTCCGCAAGTTTCCGCCGACCGGTGCAATTAGCAAGCGGGTGAGCTGGCGGGATAATCCATGGTTCGGTGAAACCGAGCTTGTGCAAGAGCGCTTGGACGACCTCCGGGACCGCCCTGAGATTTATCCGCACATCTGGGAAGGGGAGTACGCCTCAATCATGGAAGGCGCCTATTACGCCAAGCAGCTTGCGGCCGCGCGCTCCTCAACCCCGCCGCGCATCGGTGTTGTTCCTGCTGACCCGGTCCTCAAAACCTTCACGTTCTGGGATCTGGGCAAGTCAGACAAAACCGCCATCTGGTTTATGCAGGGCGCCGCCGGCCAGGTGCGGGTCATCGACTACTACGAGAAGAACCGCGAGGAGCTTCCGCATTACGCAAAGGTCGTGTCGGACAAGCCCTATATCTATGACACGCACTACCTGCCGCCGGATGCGAAGGCGGAAATCCTCGGAATGCCGCGCACGCGTGAGGCTCAGCTCAGGGCGCTGCTCGGCGTCAACAAGGTCAAGATCATCAAGGATTATAGCGTCGAGGACGGCATCAATGCCGTGCAGGCGATCCTCCCGCGGTGCTGGTTCGATGAGGTCAGGTGTGAGACCGGCCTTGAAATGCTCGGCCGCTATCACCCACGCACCCGCACGCTAAAAACGGGTGAGGTCATGGACATGGAGCCTGACCATGATCCCTCTTCACACGGAGCGGATGCGTTCCGTTACTTCGCTGTGACATGGCGGGACAAACTCGGTGAGGCGTCGCCGCCCGCGAAGGATTACGCGCCGCCGCGCCGCGCCGGCAGCAAGTGGGGCAGGTTCTATTGAGCGCTCTGGATTTTCTCTGGCTCGCCTCTGCGCATGAACAGGAAAGCCGCTTGATGAAGGCCGCGCCGGACGTGCGCAAGCCGGCGAAGAAAAAGGCCGAACCGGTCAAGGAAGCTGATGGACAAACAAGAAAACAACGCGCTCGGCGCCGAGGACGAAACCCTCAAAAAGCTTGAGGGCTGGGGCAAGGGGCTGGACTCCCATTGGGGAGACTGGCTTACCGAAGCGTCCCGCTGTTTCGACCTCGTCGCCAACAACCAGTGGTCCGCCGCTGACAAAGGCGAGATGGAGGATGACGGCAAGGTCCCGGTGACCTTCAACCGCATCGGGCCGGTGATTGACGCCGTGTGCGGGTCGGAAATCCTGTCCAGGCAGGAAGTCAGCTACAGCCCGCGCACGCTCGGGGACACCGGCGTCAATGAAATCCTCACCCGTGGCGCTGAGTGGATCAGGGACCGCTCAGACGCGAAGGGCGAGGAATCTGACGCGGTGCGGGACACCTTCATTTGCGGGCTCGGGTACACGGAAACCCGGCTTGACTATGAGGAGAACCCGAAGGGCAAGATCATCATCGAGCGCGGCCCGGCAATGAAATGCCTGCCTGATCCGCGCGCTCGCAAGGCCAATGCGATCGACGCGCGCTATCTGCGCTATCGCAATGAGATGAGCCGGGATGAGTTCGAGGAAATGTACCCGGATGAGGCTGCGACCTATGATCCGGTAGAGGGCAAGACCACGACCTCTAATGATCCGCGTGACGACTATGACGCGGATGAAAAGCAGAAGGATGAGAACACCGTCACGGTAGACCTCTGGCAGTGGTATGAGCGCCGCCGCGTCTACATCATGAAGTCAATGGACGGGACGCGGACGGTAGAGTTTCCCGAGGAGGCGTTTCAGCAGCTCAAAGAGGCCGCCGAGGCTGAGGGCCGGCCTATGCCCCGCTACGGCACGCGCTGGAAGCGGTTCTACTTCGAGGCGATCCTCACCGGTTGCCGCTGGCTGCAGGAGCCGAAGGAGCTTCCGCACGCCAAGTTCCGGTTCAAGTTCATGACCGGCAAGCGGGACAATGAAAAGGGCGTCTGGTTTGGCCTTGTCCGCCCGATGGAGGACCCGCAGCGCTGGACGAACGAGCTTTACTCGATGGCGCTGCACATCATGCGGACCAACGCCAAGGGCGGGCTTATCATCGAGAAGGGCGCGGCCGGCGGGAACGGTGAAAACCCGATCGCGGATCAAAAGCGGTTTGAGGAAAGCTGGGCGAAGTCCAACGCGCTCACCTGGGTTGAGGAGGGCGCGCTCAGCGGGGACCGGATTCGGCCGAAGACGCCGCCGCCTATGCCGCCCGCGCTCGCCAGCCTCTTTGAGCAGGCGGTTGTAGCGATCCGGGAGACCTCCGGCGTCAGTCAGGAAATGATGGGCCTGGTTGAGCACAACCAGCCCGGCGTCGTCGAGCACCAGCGCAAGCAGTCCGGGTTCGCGATCCTCGCGACGTTCTTCGACAGCTTCCGCCGCTACCGGCAATTCCAGGGGGAGCTGATGCTCCCGATGATGCGGGACCTTGGCCCGGAAACGCTTGTCCGCATTGTTGGTGAGGACGGCAACCCGAAATACGCTCAGCTCGCGATGGACCCGGACGTCCAGGAGTATGACGTCATCGTCTCTGACGCTCCGGCCGGCCCGAACCAGAAGGAGCGCAACTGGCAGCTGTTCATGCAAATCCTTCCGGCGGTCAAAGACATGATGACGCCTGAGGTCTGGCTTGAGGTCCTGCGCTACAGCCCGTTCCCGGAGGCCTTCGTCAACAAGCTCACGCAAATGCTGACGCAGGGCAGTGACGACCAGAAAGCGCAAGTCATGGAGCAGCTCAAAATGGGCATGCTGCAGCTTCAGGGCCAGGAAAAGCAGGCGGACATCAGGGAGAAGCACGCGCGCGCGTCGGCAACTGAAGTGAAGACGCAGCTCGCCATTGTCCGCCCGGACCCGAGCCCGCAGGTAGCAATCTGATAACGCACGCGCTGAGCGGATCAGCGCATCACTGAGGACTTAAGTATGACCACGGAAAACAACGGCGCCCCCACGGACGGGGGAAACGTGCAGGACAACGGCGCCGCGCCGGTAGATACCGGAACCGGCGCACGCCCGCAGGATGCGGGCGGTGATGAGCTTGATGAAGGCGGCGGCCGTGAGCCGCTGACGGCTGAGCAGCTGCAGGAGCGGCATGACAAGCTCCGCACCGCCCTGCGCCAGGAGCGTTTTGGCCGCCGTTCTGACCGTCAGCGCTTCGATCAGCTTGAGCAGGAGCTTCAGTCCCTCAAGGGCGCGAAGGGCGGGCCTACGCAGCAGGAGCTTGATGACCTCCCGGACGAGGATGAGTTCAACAAGGACCCGGAAACGGCAATGCGCAAGCTGCTCAAGTTTGCGCGCACATTCCGCGAGCAGCAGCGAACGGAGCAGGAGAACAGCGGCAAGGAAACGGAGCGCGAGCGCTTCATCGCCCGCACTCAGGCTTTCATGGCTGAGGCGGAGGAGGACTTTAAGCAGGAAAACCCGGACTATGGGGACGCAGTGAAGCATTTCAAGCAATCGCTCCGCGAAGACCTTGAGGACCTGGGCTTCAGCGGCGATCGGTTGAAGGCGGCAATGTCGAATGAGCTGCTCAAGCTCGTCAACAATGCCAAGCAGAGCGGCCGTGATCCGGCTGAGCTTATCTACAGGCGTGCAATCAAGCGTGGCTATGTCTCGAAAAAAGGCGATGCGGAGCTTGACCGGATCGAGACCGGCCAGCGCTCAGGCCCGGACATTCCGCGCGGCGGCGTGAAGGGCAAGGGCGTCACAGTTGAGGCTCTGCTCAAGGCGGACGTCAAGTCCGGGGAGTTCGACAAGCTTTTCGCCGCCTATGAGAAGAAGATGACCGGTGGGCGGGCCTGACCTCACCGCAACGCTGTCCCGCCGCTCCTGCGTCCTCAGGCGCTCAGCGGCGGGGTTTGCGGCAGACACACAAAAGGCGCTCGGGGACGCCGCGCGGATCACGGCGGAGCCCCGCCTGCTAGGCGCCTACCTCGTTAAGTGGCCGTCCGGGCAGCGTGAGGCGTTTGCGCCCCGCCCCGGCCTCAGCCCTCAGGACTTTGCAAGTTTCATCCTGGCCCGGCGCCCAGCCTCAGCGCGCTAGCCTCACAAGTTACGTCTGACCCCACGGAACGGGTTAAGCCTGGCTCCGGCTCTAAACCAGCACACGCCTGTCGCGGCGGTATGCGGCGCCTCAACGACTAATCCCATCATCATTCAAGGAAACAGCGACATGGCTACCACCGTGTTCGGCGTCAACGACGCTGAAACCAACAAGGTGTGGTCCAAAAAGCTGCAGGTTGAAGCGCTCAAGAAAACTTGGGTCAGCAAATTCATCGGCAGCACGGACAACGCCCTCATCTTCGAGCAGAAGGACCTCAAAAAGGCGAAGGGTGACAAGATCACCTACACGCTGCGCACCCAGATCAGAGGCAAGGGCGTGCAGGGTGACAATATCCTCAAAGGGTCCGAGGAAAAGCTCACCCACTACTCTGACGCCCTCTACATCGATCAGCTCCGGCACGCCGTTGACCGCGGCGGCAACATGAGCATTCAGCGCGTCCTCATGGACCTCCGCAAAGGATGCAATGACGCTCTGTCGGACTGGTGGGCCGCCCGTTTCGACCGGTGGTTCTTCTGCGTCGGCGCCGGCTACAACGCCACTGACGAGGTCGATGAGTTCGGTGAAATCTACCAGGGCAATGACACCCGGTACACCGGCAACAACGCCGTAACGGCGCCGACCTCCGGCCGTCACTTCTGGTCGGAAGCCGGCGCGGACAAGGATGAGGACCTGGACTCGACCGGGGACACGATGACGCTCACGCTCATCGATGACCTAGTCGCGCAGGCCAAGCTTGCCTCACCGATGATCCGCCCGCTCAAGATCGACGGTGAGGACCGCTATGTCCTGTTCCTGCATACCAAGCAGGTGCGGGACCTCCGCAAGGATGCGAGCACCGCCGGCAACTGGGTGGACATCCAAAAGGCGGCCATGCAGGGCGGCCAAGTGTCGAATAACCCGATCTTCACCGGGGCGCTCGGCATGTATAACGGCGTCATCCTGCATGAATCCCCGCGCGTCGTCCGGGGTGTCAACTCCTCAACCCTTGCGTCTATCTCGACCGTCCGGCGCGCCATGTTCTGCGGCGCTCAGGCTCTCACGCTCGGGTTTGGCATGGGCCACGGCTTTGAGTCGTGGGTCTGGGCCGAGGAGGATGAGGACTACGGCAACCAGCTCGGCGTTGCCGCCGGTTGCATCGCCGGGATGAAGAAGTCGGTTTTCAACTCGAACGACTTCGGCGTCCTCGTTCTCAGCACCTACGCGGCATAAGGAGGACACAGCAATGACTGCGACTCCCGCACTGGTCTACCATGAACGCGTCGTGCACGCGCTCACGAAGTCGGTGACCTACTCGGACCCCGGCATCGCGGACGGCGGCCTGGTCAAATTCGATCAGGCGCTCCCGAAGAATGGCTTCATCACCCACAGCTATGTGGACGTGAAGACGGCATTCAACGCGGCGACCACGAACGTGCTCACGGTCGGGACCAACTCGACCACCACTAATGACATTGTTGCGTCCGGCGGGGTCGATGAGACCTCCGCAACGCCGCAAGTCGTCACCGGCGTCGGCGTGCTCAGCACGACGGCGGACCTTCCCGTCTATGTGAAATACACGCAGACGGGCGTTGAGGCGACGGCCGGCGCGGCTGACCTCGTCATCAACTTCGTCATCATGGGACGCTAGCCATGAAAGTGATGCTCGCGACTCCCTCTTATTCAGCCTACCCGCACTTCAATCACTCGGAGAGCGTCAGGCTGACCCTTGAGGGGTCGCGGGCTCACGGAATTGAGTGGGCGCGCGCCGGGGCTCTGGGCTGTCCAGTCCTCCCGCGCGTCCGCAATATCCTTGTTGCGCAAATGCTGGCGGATCAGCCGGACGGCCGCGCGCCGTTTGACGGCATCCTGTTTGTCGATGATGACATTGCTTTCCGTCCTGAGGACGCGGCGCGGATTGTCTCACACGGCCTGCCGGTTGTGGCCGGCGTCGGGCAGAAGCGCGCTCAGCACATGGGATCCCCGCCGGAGCTGAATGCGGTCATTGACCAAAACGCGCCAATGGACGCGCGCACGGGCGTTATCCGCAACCGGCTTGTCCCGTCCTGCTTCCTCTGGATTCACCGCAGCGTGTTCGAGCAGATGCTCAGCTGTGAGGAGCTGTACCGCTCCGGCCTTGTGCGCCGGTTCCTCTATCACACGCTCTCAGACGCCGCTCAGCGCTGGTGCGCCACCTATTTCGGCTACGGCCTCGCTCAGCCGCGTCCAGGCGGCGTTGAGGCTGATCTGGCGGAGCGCCTGCAGCGTGAGTATCCGGGCGACCCGGCGTTCGCTGAGCCGCTCGTCGACATCGGCGAGGACTACGACTTCGCGATCAAGTGCGAGGTCGCCGGCATTCCGCTCTACATCGACAGCACCATTCGCCTTGTCCACTATGACGGCCGGGTCGCGCATGACTACTCACTCGCCCAGGCCTTCGAGCAGGGCGTTGCAGAGACGCGGCAGGCCGCAGAATGAGCACATACGCAGAGCTTAAGGCGCGTGTTGCGCGTGAGATGCACCGCGCGGACCTCACGTCTGACATCGTGACGCACATGAGGCTCGCGATTGAGCACTATGCGGCGCGGCGGACCTGGAAGAACGAGGGGACCTCTACAATCACGCTGACGGCGGACACCGCCACCAAGGCGATTCCGTCAGGCCTGAGGAGTGATGACCGGGTTGCAGTTGTCTACCCGATCGGCGGAACAACTGACTATGAGCTTGAAAAGACCACCCGGGAGCGCATGGCGGACCTGCACGGCAGCGGCGCCTCAACCTCAGGGCCTCCGATCAGCTACAGCTGGGAGGACACCGTCTTCAAGTTCTGGCCGATCCCTGACGCGGCCTATGTCATCAACGTTGCCGGCATCTTCGATGACACCGCGCTCAGCGCGGACGCGGACACCAACAGCTGGACGACGGTCGGGGAAAGCCTGATCGTCGCGCGCACGAAGTTCACGCTCGCCCGTGACGTGACCTACAACGCGAAGATGGAGGCCGCGGCCTTTCGCGCTGAGCGTGACGCGCGCAACAAGATTTTCAGTGAGACAAACGAGCGGGTGGCTACCGGCCGCCTCAGGCCCGGATGGTAGACAATGGCTGACGCAACCCTAGCAGCAGACACGAACGGATCGGCCAGCGCGGCGCCGCTGGCCTCAACCGACATCATCCGCATTGTCCGCTCCGGCGCGAGCTACAAGGGGACGATGGCGGACGTTGCAACCTATGTTGCGGCGGGTATGGCGGCGCTTGCGGTCAGCGGCGCGTCCTTCAACAAGGTTGTCATCACTGCGCCAGCGACTAACGCAACGCTGACTATTGCTGAAGGCAAGACGCTGACGGCGTCCAACACGCTGACCCTTGCCGGGACGGATGGCTCGACGCTCAACGTCGGAACCGGGGGGACGCTCGGGACAGCGGCCTATGTCGCCGACAACACGCTTGCCCACCTTGCCGGGACGGAAACGTTCAGCGGGGCGAAGACATTTACCGCCAACCCTACAATCAGCAACGTCGTTCCCCTGCTTGTGATGAACGAGACCGACGCGGATACTGATGAGAAACAATGGTGGATACTAGCATCGGCGGGGCAGTGGCAGGTTCAAACAAGGACGGATGCGAGCGGGGCTGGTGTAACTGCACTGGCTTTTACCCGCACCGGCACGGCGGTTGACGAGATCGAACTCAACGCCACTCTGTTCGATCTCAACGGCGCGCTTGACCTGTCCGGGGCGGCGACGCTTACAGGCGGGTTCTCTGCTGCTGCAGCGAGTAGCGTCTCCGTTGCCGCCACGGCGCTCACGCTGACGAACACTACGAACTCGGCAGCGGTCACGGCATTAGTTATTCAAGGCGACCGCGCAACGCCGACCGACAACGACAATGTTCGCCTCGACATCCGTCTCTCTGACAGCGACGGCAACCAGGACGTCGCCTCCAGTATCCGCACCTCCCTGCTTAATGTCGCCAGCGGGGCTGAGAATGGCTATATGGAGTTTGGCGTCGTCATTGGCGGTACGCTCGCCTATCGGGCCGTCCTCAGTACGACGTCGTGGCGTCCGGCTTCGACAGGATCGGATGTTTCGCTTGGAGATGCCGGCGCGCAGTGGGCTGACCTCTTCCTCGCCAGCGGCGGGGTGATCAACTTAAACAATGGCGACGTCACCATCACGCATTCGGCCAATGCGCTGACCTTCGCGGGAGCGAGCAGCGGCTATTCATTCGATGGCGGAATAACGATCGGCTCGCCAACCGGCGGTAACAAGGGCGCCGGCACGCTCAACGCCGTTGCTGTCTATGACGACAACAATCTCCTCACTGACCTTGTGCTTGACCTGGCCGTGGCTGGAAGTTTCGACCATGAGACCTACAAGACTCACCCGATAGCGGCTGAGGTCCGGTCATGGTGGTTCGATCCGGCCGCTTACGCAGAGTTCTGGTACGCTGAGCGTCACCTCCCCGGCATGAAGTCCTGGCGCGATGAGGCGTCCCGGCCTTCAACCGGTGAGGTCATCACACGCCTGACGGCCGTTGCTGAGACGCAGGCCGTCCACATTTTCAACCATGAGCAGCGCATTGCGCACCTTGAAAAGCTCGCAGCCTGAAGGAGCTGACATGCCTACCATCGACCCGAAAACTGTTCTCCTCGACTACAAGGGCAAGCCGCTCATGCGGCGGGAGGCGGAGGATAGCGAGCCGGATCCGCTGACCTTCGCGGCGGCGGTGCAGGCCGCCATGTCCATGCCGCTTCAGACCGACCAAGGCATCGAGTACAAGCAAAAATGGCTGATGCACAAACTCGCGGAGCGCTGTGAGCGTGAGAGTGCAAGCTTCAACGCCAAGGAAACGGTCATGATCCTTGAGCGGGTGAGCAAGGTCTTCGGCGCGACCGTCTTCGGCCGGGTCAAGGAAATGATCGAGCCGGAGGAGGATGAGCAGCCGCAGGCGACGGTGCGCACAAACGGCGACGGCGCGCACGCGCCTGCCTGACGTGGCTGACCCCTTCACCCTGAAATTTCCGCCCGGCCTCGCAAGAACGGCCGGCGCGGATTATTTCGTGAAGGGGCGCTATTCCGACGCCCGCTTCATGCGCTTCGTGATCGAGGGCAAAATCCCGATCATCCGGCCTATGAAGGGCTGGGACATCGCCGTCAGCGGCTTCATGGCCGGCAAGGCCCGCGCCGCTCATGCCTGGCTTGATGATGATGAGGCCCCGGTTGCTGCGATCGGGACAAGCAGCAACCTCTATGCGGTTGAGGGCTCATCCGTCCTGGACATTACGCCGGCAGGTTTCACGGCCGGCGGGCTGCATACAAGCACCTGGACGCTGGATAGCTTCAGTGAGCTGGGCATTGCCTGCAACGACTCTGAGAAGATCATCTATGAGTACCAGCCCGGCGGCGGCGGGCCTGCTACCGCGCTGACAAACGCGCCCAGCGCCTCTGCAATCCTCACTACGGATCAGAAAATCCTGCTCGCGCTTGCCGCTGACGGGGATCCGAGAGCCTTTGCGTGGTGTGACCAGGAAGCCATCACAACCTGGACCCCGAGCGCGCTCAATCAGGCCGGTGACCTGCCAATCCATGCGGTCGGCGCACTTGTCTGCGGCACCAAGATCACGGGCGGGGCGCTGCTGCACACGACTGAGGGCGCGCACCGTCTTGAGTACATCGGTCGCCCGGACGTTTATGACACCGAGCATATTTCAAACGGCTGCGGGATCATCGGCCGGCACGCGAGCAAGACCACGCCGCGCGGAACGTTCTGGATGGGTGACAACTCATTCCACGCCTACCGGGGGTTCATTGAGCCGATCCCATGTGACGTCGGCGATGACGTGTTCAAGTATCTCAATCAGGACTACCGGCAGAAAGTGTGGACGCTGCACCTGCCGGAGTTTTATGAGGTGTGGTGGTTCTACCCGCGTGACAGCGCGACTGAGTGCAGCCACGCGGTGATTTTCAACTACCTCAACGGGTTCTGGAATCACACTGAAATGCCGCGCCTCGCCGGCTTTGACAAAGAGGTTTTCGGCTATCCGGTAGAGGTCACGTCCGAGGGCCGGCTCATGAAGCATGAGACCGGCTGGGATTATGACGAGACGGTTTTTCTTATGGCCGATGATGGCGTCACCTTCCTGACCGCTGATGATGGTGTGACGCGGCTGACGGCTGACCCTGGTGACGCGGCAGCGCCGCTCAGTCGCTATCTGAAATCCGGGCCGGTGGACTTCCGGGAGGGCGGCGTCCTCATCGACATTGACGAGTTTATCCCGGCGGAAGCCAACCAGGGGGATTGCGACACCTATTTCCACCTTGCGGACTATCCAAACTCCGCGGTGACCACGATAGGGCCTTACACAAGCGCGGATCGCGTCGGCGTGCTCCGTGAGGCCCGTCAGGTTGCAATCGAGTACCGCGCCGCCTCCGGCGTTGAGGACTTCCGCATCGAACCATGGCGCGTGATCGCAGGCGAAGGGAGTGAGCATTGAACACCGCCGCCGCGCCTGGGATCATCCAGCCGGGGGACCGGTATGACCGCGCCAATGAGATACAGTACCGGGAGGAAACCCGCCGGCGCCTCAAGCACACCTGGAAGCGCAACGCGGACCTCATCATCCCGCTCGGCCTGGCGCTCGGGTTCACGGCCCCGAACGGCAATGAATACCGGTTCAGCGTCGATGGGGCCGGCGCGCTCACCTACGGGATTCTAGGCTCATCCCCGGTCGGGCTCGCCAGCATCACCTATGTTGACAGCGTTGAGGCGGGACTAGAGGGCTCGATTGCGTCCGCAGTCTCGACGCTGACGGCGGCCTACCAGGCGGCGGATTCAACGCTGCAGGCCAACATAAGCACGGAAGCGACGGCGCGGGCTGACGCGGACAGCGCGGAAGCGACGACGCGAGCGGCGGCGGATGCAACGCTGACAACCGCGCTTGGCGTCACTAACGCCAACGTCACAACGAACACGTCCGCTATCGCCACCAACACGGGCGCAATTTCCTCGATCCAAACGGAGATCACGGCCGCCCGGGAAGGGGAGACCAACCTCCTCGCGAAAATCAACGTGGTTGAGGCCGCGATTGTTTCCGGGGACTCGGCGCTGGCGTCCTCAATCACCAGTCTGACCGCAACGGTCGGCGGCAACACATCGAACATCACGACCATTCAGACGGCGCTGGCCGGCGGGAGCGGTTCACTTGCGCTGCTGGCGTTTCAGGTAAACACAGGCACAAACGCGGCGGAGTTTAAGCTCATATCCGTCAGCGGCGGGACGTGGAACGGCTCCGCGATCAGCCTGACGGCGGATGAAATCACACTCAACGGCAACGTCATCGTTAATGGAACCCTGACGGCCGGAAAGATCGTCAGCGCTGCGCTTGGGGCCGCTTCATATCACACCCCACAAGGGTCTGACTTAAGTACCTCGTTTGCTGAAAAGGCCACGGCGGACATCACCACAACCGGCGGAACGGTTGAGATCGACTTTTGCGTTACCCTGGTCGACGGCGGCGGCAGCATCTGGGGGATGGGGACTGATGAGTATATTGAAATCGTCGCGCAACTTAAGCGCGGAGGCACAACAATCGTTGATGAGATTTTCCTAGGGCGCTGGGGCGCTGATGACCCAACCGGAAGCGGAGGCAAGGTCTTCACGTTCAAGCATCTTGATAACCCATCCTCGGGGTCATACACCTACAGCGTTGAAATGAAGAAGCAGAGTGGGAACGTAAGTTCCGGCAATGGCGACCCCCGCCTCTTTAATCCAAGAGCGTTTACGATTCGAGAAATCGTCTCCGGCCCAACTGGTATTGATGCGGACGTTGATCCCGGCGCCTAAAGTTTTTGAGGGTTCTATGAAGCTGATAGCTCTGATCACAGCGTTTGCGCTGTGTGGGTGTTCAACCGTCACGCTCAACGGGCAGGACATCACACGCGGCCTCACGTTCACCGCCATAGGCGCCGTCGCTATCGCCGCGCTGGCTGCTGATGATGATGGGGAGCACGTCTACGGCATTCCTGAGGACGGCTGCGCGGAATGCACGCTTGAACGCGCAGACTAGCCCGCGCCCTGCGGGCGCTGGGAAATCAGGATAGCCTGCTCAAGCGCGTCTCTCAGTTCCGCTGCGGCGGCAACACTCATGCGCAGGAAGCCGGTCGCCACGTAGTCAATGGAAGCCTCACCGCGGTTGAACAGCACGCGCTGCGCCGCGACGGTGACATGCACAACGCCGTGCACCTGACCGAACACGGGAGCGCCATCGACATGAATGATGGGCGCCCCGTTCGGGTCAGAGACCACAAGCAACTCATCCAGGCGCTGGTCCGGGTGGAATTTCGCGACGGTCATTGAAGCCCCCTAACCTTGAGAGGGCCGCTTATAGCAGGAGTCGCAATGTCGGTCACCGCAGCAGCTCCGCCGCAGCTTTCCGCCTATGAGCATCTGCTGCTCCCGTCCTTTCAGTACAGCGACGGGAGCCTTGAGGAGGTCCGGGCGGATGTTGCATCCGGTCAGGCGTCATTCTGGCCCGGCCGGGAATCGGTTGCGATCACCCGGGAGAACGTCGACCCGGCCCGGGAAATGGTTCTCTGGCTCGTCGGCGGCAATCTCCGGGAGCTTATGCGGATGGAGCGCTCATGGGAGGCTCACGCGCGCTCACGCGGGCTTGACCGCATCGTCGCAGAGGTTGCGCGTCCAGGCTGGCAGCGCGTCCTCAGTCGCCTAGGGTATCGCGTTACAATGGTGAAGGACCTCTAGCTATGTGCTTCAGCAAGAAATCGAAGTCGTCACAGGAGACAAAAACCTCGCTCAGTCCGTGGTCACAGAATGAGTTCACCACGCAGAGGGATGACATCTTCAACTTCATCGACGACTTCAACACCAACCAGCCCTACAAGCCTTACACGGGGCAGATGGTGGCGGACCTCAGCGGCCGTGAGCAGCAGGCGCGGGACTACGCAAGCGCGAACCTCGGATCCACCACCGGCCTGTTCGGTGACGCTGAGGACCTGATCAGGACCGGCGCCGGGATGGAATGGAACCCGGATGAGGTCGCTGGGCCGGAGCGCGTCGATTTTCGGACCTACAACCCTGGGGATGAGGACCGGTTCTATAACGAGTTCGAGGATGACGTGGTCAATTCGACCTCAGCCCTGTTCGATGAGGACCTCGGCCGCAAGCGCTCTGACCTTCAAAGTGAGAAGACCCTGCGCGGCAGCTATGGCGGCTCCCGTCACGGCATTGCGGATGCGGAGCTGATGCGGACCTCCGCAATGGACAAGGCAAGCCTGCTCGCGAACCTCAAATACCAGGGCCACAACGACTCCCTTGACCGCTTCGAGCGTGAGAGCCAGGGCGTGTTCGGGGCGGACACGTTCAACGCGACGGGTGACTACAACGCCCGCAGGGACAACGCGGTCCGGCAGGATGACGCCTCCCGCTACAACATCGAGAACAAGTACACCGGCGCCGGGCTGCTGGATGACCTTGCCGGTGACAAGCAGGACAGCTGGATGCGTGAGGTTGACCTCATGGACCGCCTCGGCATGTCAGACCGCCAGATCGAGGACGCCAAGCTCCTGGCTGAAAGAGCGCAGTATGATGAAGCGGCGGCGGAGGAGTGGCGCCGGATGCAGCTTGAGCTGCAAACCCGCATCGGACTCCTCGGCGCAACGCCGATGCTCGTCAACTCGACCGGCACTAGCACGTCGAAAGTCAGTGACCCTATGGGCTCAATCACCGGCCTTCTAACGGGCATCGGCTCACTGGGAAGCGGAATCGGCGCCTTCGGCAGCCTCCTGAGGAAGGGAGAATAGCATATGCCTGAGGGCCTGTTCAGTAACATGAAGCCCGCTCGCCGCCGCAAGCGCCGGGCGCTCACTCCTGAGGAGCAGGCGCTTGCTGAGCGCCAGGGGATCACTCCTGATGAGCTTTTGCTTGACCGCGAGGAGTGGCAGGGCGCTCCGCCACACCAGGACGCAACAGCAACATCCGCCCTTCTGTCGGATGATGACCTGACGGACAACTCAGGGCTGCTCACCGATGTGAAGCCGCAGAAGAAAAAAGGCGGCGCAAAATGGTATGACTATGTTGGACTTGCCGGCGCGACGCTTTCAGAAATGGGCGGTCGCGACGGCTCCATTAATTCTTTCATGGACCGCTACAAAGGCCGCATGGATGAACAGGAATGGGAGGACGTGATCGGCGGCCTCGGCATCGATGACCCGTTTGAGGCGGAGCTGGCGAAGACGGATAAGGCCGGCTACCTCGCGGCCCGGTTCGGAGACAAGAAAGAAAACGAACGCTACGCGCGCGGGCGCACGGACACGCTCAGCGACGTCAAGCAGCAGCGCGGCTATGATGTTGAGGACCGGGACCTCACGCTTGGTGAGACCAGGGCCGCGCGTGAGACGCAGCAGAGCCAGTTTGACAGCACGCTCAGCCAGGATGACAGGCAGTTCTGGGCGCAGCTCAAGCAGCAGATGACGGATAAGGCCGCTGAGCGTGCTGCAAAGTACAGCGGCGAGGCGGTGTTCGAGGGACCGCAGCTCGCGACCATCTACAACAAGAACCTTGAGTATTTGGATGAGCAGGAGACTGCTCTCAAAGACTTAGAGGACGCTGCTGCGGAGTCGGCGGCCTTCCAGGCTACGGCCAGGGACTTCGGTTCGATCGGCTCAAGTACCGGTGATGCATTCGGCAGGTTCTGGAGCGGAATCACGGGCGGCAAAATCAAAGAGCTTGAGCGTCATACCAAGGCGGTAGCCGCTAAAATGCGAGCCGGGTCCAAGGGCATTTGGACAGACGCTGACCAGATGAACGCAGAAGCCTATGTCGTTAATGCAGAAAACCCGAGAGCGGCTAATGAATACGCGGCCAAGCTGGCGACCGCGCTGGCCGCAAGGAAGCGGGAGCAGGTGTCGCTTCTGAGGGAGGCCATTGACCCCCGAGACCCGACCTCACGTCAAACGGTTCAGGCGTATTGGGATGCATACGTGACGGCCAACCCGCTTTTTGACCCGCGAACGAAACAGCCCCTCGACCCGGCATCGCTTCTGACTTTTGATCAATGGTTCGATGCGCAAGTCGGCATGATCGAGAATGAGCGGCCCGGCGCCGGTGGTGGTGGAGCTCCAGCCCCGACCGCAGATCAGTCAGCGGCGGCGGCGGATGAGCTGCTCAAGAACATCAAGGCGAACCCCGCCGCATTCCGGCAGGAGATCGAGGAATTTGACCGGGACTTCGGCCAACCCGGCGCCGCGCGGCAACTCATTGAGCAGCGCCTCGGCAAGGCCGCCGCTGATGCAATGTTCGGGAGGTAGTAGCTTTGGGCAAGTACGCTCAATTCGCGGTCCCTCCGGTGCAGACGGACCCGCCCCGGCAGGGCGGAAAATACCGCCGGTTTCTCGAGCCTCCGCCGCCGCTGACGATGGATCAGGAGGCGATTGCAAGTGCATGGGCGCAGGACAACGCGCTCATCCGCAAGCACTACGGTGAAAAGGCGGGGCAGTATGTCGGCCCGGCTGACACGCCGGAACAGGAGTGGGAGTCCGCCGTCAGCCGGGCAAAGGCGCACGGATGGAAACCGCCGGAGAAGTCCTCAATCGGGGACGCGCTGATCACCGGCACAAATGACCTGACGTTCGGTTTCAGTGATGAGGTCGGCTCAGGCGCAGAGGCTGCGGCGTCCTTCCTCTACAACCTGCCTGGAAAGGGATTCAGCGGTGCGGCTAAGAAAGCCGGTGAAACTTTTGACAAGCAGATGGACTATAGCAACTACGCGATGGAGAGAGCGCGGCAGGACCGGCCGCTCACAACCCTTGCCCCGGTTGCTGGCGCTGTCCTGGCGGCGCCTCTGCTCGGCGCGCGCGCTGCGGTCGGATCAGCAACCACTACCGCGCCGGCCCGGGCTGCGCCCGCAACCTTCTGGGGGAAGGTCAGGAAGGGCGCTACTGACGTTGCCAAGATCGGCGCCGTTGGCGCGGGCGCCGGGGAGGTTGCAGGCGTCGGGGCCGCCCGCGGCAACCTGCCGGAGCGCATCAAGGAGGCCGGATGGGAGGCCCCGCTTTTCGGCGCCGGTGCGGGCTACCTGTTCGCGGGCGGCGGCAAGTTGCTGGGATCCGCCATCAAGGGCGCGGATGACGCAATCCGCCCGATATTCATGGACCCGGGCAAGCGGGAGCTGTTTCAGCTTGAGCGCGCGATGCGCCGGGACAATGTCAGCATTGAAGACCTTCAGAGCGGCCTCTCCCGCGTGAAGCGCATGGGCGGGGACACGCTTGAAACGCTGGCGGAGATTGCAGCCTATTCCGGCAAGAGCCAGGGCACGAACCTGCGGCGGCTCTCCCGCGCGCTGGCGTCCGTTCCCGGCCGCGCAACGGAGCTTGCTGAGCAGCTGGTCGCAAAGCGCCGCGCCTCGATCCACAAGGGCGCCTCAAAGGCCGTCGCGGCCGGCACTGGTAAAAAGGTCGATGACTACGCGGATGAAATCAGTGAGCTTGAGGCCAACCTAAAGCGCACATCTGATGACGCCTATGACGCGTTCCGGGCGGCGACAATCCGGCCGGACATTTTCGAGCGGCAGATTGCGCCGATCCTTGCCTCCGATCCCGGCAAGGCTGCGATGACGGCGGCGGCCAAGGGCTTGCGGATGGATGCGGCGGCGGCGAAGGCGTCTCTTGATGACAACCTTGCAAAGC